CCGGCCTGCAATGCCGTCAGGTCGATCGTCTTGCCGGTGTCCGCCGTATAGGTGGCGGTCATCGGCGTCATAGCCTCGTAGTTCACGGGCTCACCGTCGTAAGTGGTTGTGATTCCACCGACACTTACAGGGGTTTCCTCTCCAGTATTACTCACTGATGTAAGCACTCCGTCTCGGTTCATTAAACCGATGTCCCCCTTGGAAACTCCTCGTGGCGTGACGTTCTGTGGTAAAACAATTGGCTCTTTCATGGTTTTGGCAGGCTAAAGATTTAAGAAAAGAAAGGGAGCCCCCGCGTATGATGGCGAAGACTCCCAATGGTTGGTTAAGAAACGCGGTGCCAGATTCCGTTGATCGCCCGGTAAGTGCCCGAAATCCCGTTGAGGACCGTAGCGCTACCAAGGATGGTGTCTGGACTGACCGCCGCCACCGTGACGTTGTAACCAGCAGCAATGACAGTGAACTCCTTGCGCCGCTGCTTGCTTGAAGGAAGCGTCATGGTGAGTCCGGTGGTTGCCACGTAGGTCACCTTGCGGCGGAGCGTCTGATTCGTGGTGAAGGTGTCCTTCTTCGTATGGTAGGGACGAATCGGGTTGATTTTGCTCCAAAATGAATAGGTCATGATCTTGTTTGGTAGTGCCCTGAAGAAAGAAGCCCCGCCCGGATGGGCGTCCGAACGGGGCTCTGATACACACTACTTAGCCAAGAGAGCTGCCGTCCATGATCCGACCGTCAGGGCTAGGAACCGCCAAGTGACGGATCACGATGCCGAACTCCGGATTGTCAGGACGCGTGCCGTTCGACCAGATGCCACGGAACTGGCCGATTGAGCCGTCCGGGTTGTCTTCACGGTTCTCATAGTTGGTCCAGCGGTAGGTGCCCGCGTAGTTGACCGCCATGAACGAGGCCTGACCAACCGAGGTGATTGGCTTCGGAACCAGCGTGGTGCACACTCCTTGGTGGAAGATGTAGCTGTCCTCCCACGTGGCAACCAGCCAGTTTGGATTCGGAATGCGCTTCAGCACACTATTGACCGTGGTCACGTAGAACTGGGGAATATTGATCCAAGCCTTGAAGCCTGCGGTGGTTGCCGTCACTGCGGTAGCCGGAGCGCCTGTTGCCAGACGGACGGAATAGGTGGTGGCAGTCAGGTATCCGGTAACGATGTAGGACGTTCCAGCCGCACTCACGATTTGAGAACCCTTGAAGAAGCGAGAAGGGCTGTTTGGCACAGCGGCAAGCTCGGATGCGACTGAAGCGCTGAAAGTAAGCACCGCATCAGCACCAGCAACTGGAGCAGCAACAGTGACATACTTGGTGGCTTCCGTCATGTATTCCCAGCGGTCAACCTTCTCGTCGCAGGTGTGGACGAATCCATTGTAGCTCCACTTCTTGCCCATCGCGGCGAGGAGTCCCTCGTTCTGCGAGCTGTAGCGGAAGTCCTCGCGGACGTCGGGGTCGGCCATGATTAGGCGGCGCGACTGGCGCGGCGAAGTGATCAGAGAGTAACCAGCAGAACCACCAGCCATGCCGAGAGAATCACCCGAAGCACCTTGATGGTTCAGGTATTCATACATGATGTCGGTGAATCCATTGGTCAGAATGGAACCGTCAGTTCCCGAGTAGGTTGGGAAGGCCGAACTACCATAGGAACTTGGAGTGAGGCTGAATTGCGAGTCCAGAACCACGAGCTTGTCAGCGACACGCTTGTATTCGTTACGGGCTCGGTTGATCTGCAACTCGCGGCCTTGATCGGCCAGAGCGGTGGTGCAGGCTCCCATTTGCTTGACGCGCACCATCTTGTCCCGAAGGTTGTTGGTGTTCATCGGAGGTCCCCAGACAGCCTTGTGTTGCAGCCTGAAGTCACGAAGGGTTTCCGTGAAGATGACGTTATCCGCAGGAGGAAGACCATCAGTGAGAGCACCAACACCAGTGGCACCAATGTGGTTGGCGGTGTTGTCATTCGCGGAGAGGTCTCCGGCGACGTTCGCCCATTCCACTTCTTCGGTGAATTCAGGCCCGAGCGTTCCAGTGAGGAGAGCGCGGTCGAACTGGAAGGTTTTCTGAACCGAGGAGACCTCGTCAGACCAGATTTCCTTGCGACCAAGAGTGATCCAAGGCGTGGGGCGACCCATGATCTTTTGATTGATCGCGGTCGAGATTTGCGGGGCTTGTTGGACCATGAGGTCCGTTACGGTGTAGGCCATTGTATTAGTTGGTTATCAAGTTCTAAAGTTTTAGCCTGACTAAAGGATTGTCCTTTACGAAGGTCGGGCTGTGGAAAACAGAGCGGCGCATTGCTGCGGGGTGCTCAAACGGATGCTTTCGATTAGGACTGATAACGCACGAACGGGCGGACCTTGGCACTTTTAGAACCCCCTTGGTCGGTGAGTTCGAAAGACTTTTGCCAGAATCCGCCCGCTTAGGCAACAAAAAACTATCAAGAATCAATAATTTTTCAGCCAGTGAACTGATAATCCTTCGCCATCGCCTCGTCAAAGGTCTCAATCTTGTGTGCACTAGTCGGGGTAGGGTTGACAGAACTGCCTGCTGATGGGGAACTTCTGACTTTCTTCTTGTCGTCTTTTTCATAGACTGAGAGACGTGTCTGAAGATCCCTGATTTGCTTTAGGGCATAGGGAAGGACAGTTCCTGAAAGTGCCGCACGGGCCTGATCTTTGGCTCTAGCCATGCCGAAATCAATCGCCAACCCACGTGAAACGAGCTTCTTGTAGATTTCGGTCTCGTTGCCGTCGTCATCCACTAGACCGGGGATGAGCTCCTTGTGCTCCTCCCACAGGGCCTTCTGGATAGTTTGCACCGCGATGCGCTGTTCGTTGAGGAGACGCTTGTCGGCCTCGACACGTTCCGCCCGTGAGCGTTCGATGCGACTCTCCGCATCGGCCATCATCTCCTCACGCTTGCTCACGAGGTTATTAAAGCCTTCTGCCATCGCCGCTACCTTTGACTGGATGAGCAACGACTTGGTGCCGAAGTGCTCTTCCATCAAGGCCTCTTGGGTCTCTAGGTTGCGCTCGCGAATGATCGTGCGAAGGATTGATGGGTCGAGTCCCACGGTCTCGGAGAGCTTGTCGGCGTTGGCGAAGATGGACGCGGCGGGCTTGACCACTTGGTCCTGATACACCTGCTCATTCTCCATCTGCAACTTGGCGCTCTGAGAACTCAGCTCCACCATCCGCTCCTTGAGACCATCCACCTCCGCCGCCTTGAGCTCCAGCTCTTTGAGCTTGTTCTGGACGTCCGGGGTGATGACGGTCTTCTTGGCTTCCTTGAGCTCAGCTTTCAAAGCGCGAAACTTCTCGCCAGCCTTGGCCTCCATTCCCTTGACGTCCTCCTCTGTCTGCTTGTCAAAGGCCTCCTCGTCGAAGTCGCCGGGCTTCACCTCTTCTTTGGTCTCCACAGGCTTCTCAGACGCGTCGGGAAAGAAGTCCTCGGCAATGTCAGGCAGCTCGTCCACAACGGCCTCCTTAGGCTCGGAGGGGGTATCAGAAACGCCATCTGCTGGCTTCGTTGGCTCCGATGGGGTTGGTTCGGCTGGAGGTTCCACGGGGGTTCCTGCTGCCTCCCCATCGAAAAACTTGTCCATCTCCGCCATCATGTCGACGTTCGGATCGCCCCAGTTCTCTGGCGCTGGTGGTGTGTTGCCCGGAATTACTTGTTCTTCTGTTGCTGTGCTCATGGTTCTCTTGGTTTAGTAGTGTGTGGTCTTAGATTTAGTCGATTGGATTGGATTCTGAATTGAACAGTTCAAGCTTCACAACCTCCAGCGTTCCAATGGCTGCTGCGAGAGTTAGATTGAATTCGGCTCGGTAGCGGTCGATCACACGCTGGAGATCGGCAGCGAGGGCGGAGACCTGCTCGGCGTCTGACATAGAATTAGTCGTTGGTGGGGCGGAACTTGCGGGCATTGGTGGACGCTGCCACCTCCTCCTTGATCTCCGCCATGCCCAACAAGCGGTTGAGGATGCCGCGCGCTCCCTCCGTGTAGTTGTAGGCCATTGCCGCCTGTTCGAGAGAGACCGCGCCCGCCTTCTCCCGATATGTGGAGACAAGCGCCTCTTGGATGGCCTTCTTGACGAGCGGACTCTCCAGTATCATGAGGAGCTCCTGTTTTTCGATGTTGCTTAGTAGTGTGGTCATATAGGGTCTTTAGTCAGGCTAAATCTGGGAAGCCTTGAGACGTTGCAGCTTGGCCGTGGCTTCAGCATCCTTCGTAACGAGACCACTCATAGCCTTCTGCGCCTCCGCTACCATCTTGGCCTCTCCCGACTGCTTGATGTTCTGCAACCTCAGAAGACCTAGCTGCATTTCCTGCTGCATCTTCTGCTGGTGCTTCATGTCGCTCATCTTCATCTCCTGCTCGGTCTTCTTGGCGAGCTTCTGGTCCTCTGTGAGCTCCTCGCCCTGTCCCTGTCCCTGTCCCTGCGGATCGAGTTCGCCGTTCTTGGCCATCTTGTTGATCATCTTGAGACCATTGACCACAATCTCCCCAATTTGCTGCGCCTTCTGTTGGTAGAGGTTGAGTTCCGGCTGCACCGTCTCGTGGACCACCGTAATCTCCAAGGTAGCCACCACGTGGTTGTAGAGCATCTGGTGCTCCATCGTCCATTGCACGAGGTCTATTTGTCCCTCATCCACTCCTTGAAGGCCTGCTTCAAGCTCGCGAATGTGAATCGGAAGATGGACCATGTGAAGCTGGCCGTCTTTCGGGTCCATGTAATCGCCTTCGAGCAATTGGAAATTCTCCAACGTCGCAATGGAATCGTCATAAGGAATACGGGTTTCGTTTGGTTTTCCTGCGTAGCGGTCTGCGAGTTCAACCCCGCCAAGCATCATCGCGCGGTCGTAGTCGAAGTTTTTACGTCCCACGGCATCCCATGTGGAATAGCCCCCCTGAAGCTGATCCATCAACATGATGCGGGATGATCGCGAACCGGTTCCGATAATCCGGGTGGCCTTGACCCTCTTGAAGTCGATTTGTTTGAAAATCTCTGGTGGGACTCCACGGGCGACACAGCGAGCCTTCATCTCGCGCACCCTCTTGGCGGCCTCCGGGTCCTTTTGGCGCACGCTGAATGCCCGGCGCACCTTCTCGCGCGTGAGCTTGTCATAGGGACCGTAGAACAACGTGACGGCGAACGAACTGAGCTTGTTGATGTAGTCGAGCTTCGAACTCACCTCCAACTTGGTCTCTCGGCTATCCTTGTCCTGCATCATCAGGTTGCCGCTCGCCAATCCTCCTGTCGCCCGGTTCAGGATGTTGCGGGTCTCGTTGATCGCCGGAATCAAAGCATTGTTCAGATTGATCCCCACCTGCCTCTCCGGCATCCTCATCGTCGGAGGAATCATAATCGCAGGGCCAGAATCAATGAGCATCATGTCCTGCTCGTCTTCAATAGAAGCGGGCTGGAGTATCAGGGACGATCCCACTCGTGCGTTGTCCAGCAACTTGCAGTGCATAATATCCCCCGCATTGCACAACTGGTAGACCGGGTAACCGAGCCCGCGCACCGTGTAGAGCCGTCCGCCGTTGCCGACACTGAAAGGAAAGATTTGGAACGCCTGATCGACGTTGTCGTAGAAGCCCGGCGCTTTGAAAAGGAATTGCTCGTCGTTGCCGTTGACGTCGCTAAGCGCCTGCTTGGACGCGATGTAATAGCTGATCTTCCCGTCAAACTCCTTCACCCATCCATGAATCACTTCTACCGGAGCACAGGTGGTTTCAATGTAGAGCTCATTGGCCTTGATCTCACGCTGGATGATTTCCCAGTCGTTCCATTGGTCGCCCTTGGCTGCTGTGGTGCTTTGAAGAATGGCTTTCTTGCAGGCTTCCGGTATCCAACCCTCGCCGTCCATCTTGCCGTAAAGCTCGGTGACGCCGTAGGAGCCTAGTGCCGTGGCCAGCTCCACCTTCGAGTTGATGATGCCGGTCTTGCGCGGGAACTTGAAATGGTCGAGTCCTCCCACAGAATACTCCATGCTTTCCTTGTCATCAAAGTAGGGGATGGCGACGCCGTGCTTGACGTAGGTGTCACAGAGCAAGAGATGGTTGGCTAGCGAACCGTCGTAGTCGCGGTCCATCGTGGTGTATTCCTCGGCCAGAATGTTGCTCCACGTGTCAGCCTGCTGCTTGTCCACCTCGGGCATCAACGGAATGTCGGCCAATACCTTGGGCGTGGTGTAGATGTCGACAAAGCCGCTCTCGGCTTCACTCAGAATGGCCGCTCCCTCGCCAGTGGTGATATTGAACCTGTCGCTCTGGCCCTTGTTCTCCAACTCCTTGTCATCGTGGGGACTGCTGTAATCCTTGAGCCCGTCCACCAAGGAGCGGTTAAAAGCGCTGTCGTCATCTGCGTCCCGTAGGGTGAAGTAGTTGCTCCGCAGCGCCGCTGGGCTCCCCAGCCGTTCAACCGGGGCCTCCATGGTCTCGGGGTCCAAACTCTTCAGAGCATCAAGCTCTTCCTCTGCTTCGCGGAATAGGGTGACCATGGCGTTGGGTGTTTAGCCTGACTAAATTCAAAACTCGCGCACATTCATATTGATCACATTGCAGACCACCATGATGCCCGTGGGGTTGGCCCCCGTGACGGCTAGGTTGATCTCATTGTGCGAGCCTATGTTCAATGACAGGATCTCACCAGCCGCCGTAAGCGCTCTTGCCGTGTCGGGCGCAACCGCCGCAGTGCTGTAGGGATAGGCTGTCAGCACTGGAGCAACCCCAGCCGTAGTGTTTACACTCGTGGCTGCCGCCGTAATGCCAAGACCACCCGGAATGGCGAGATTGAGCTCCGCATTATTTTCCGCAAAGAACCCATCGCTATCACGCTTACGGGTGAAAATCACATCAGCAACCGAACTCGTCACCGTCCATCGTCTGGTAACCCGTCCATCCAGATTGAGGGCTGCCGCTATGGCTGTCGCAATCAAGGTGGCCGTGGTGTGGGTGGTTGTGGTGAGGGCTACCGGGACAGTAATGGAGGAGTCCTCTCCACTCTGGGTGAAAGTCAAGACAGCCGTGCCATCTGCCGTAATCCCCCCGGCTGCAACCACCGTGGCTGTTTCAACCTGCGCCGTGCCAGCTGTTTCGCTGAGAAACTGTGCCGTGGCGGTGCTGCTGTTGAAGGTTCCCGTAATGGCGAGCGAATAACGCTGTCCCGATGGGACGCGGAACCGGTAATTCCCTTGGGCCGTGATGAATTTATTTTGCATGGTTGGTTGAGAAGTTGTGCTTGTTTCCTTTAATTTTCCCAGATTGTCAAGCATTCAAGCTGAACACCTCAATCTCCGCCCGCTCGACGTCACCAAATTCCGCTTCTGGACCATCTTGGCCCAACCATTGTTGATCGTCTTGGCCACCTGCTTGACCTCCTCACTACGAAACCGCCCAATCGTGATGGCCTTCTCAACCAGCATGTTGAAGACGTCCGCTCTGTCAGGACTCCTCTTCAGCCGCTTCTTCGCGTCATCCTTGCTCTCCACCCGCAACGTCTTGGTCTCCCCGGCGTAATACTCCCTCTCAATGAGCTCCGCCATCGTCTCCTTCGACAAGCCGCTGATCTGCCCGGCCCGGATGTATTCCTTCGGCTGAATCCACAGCTCGCTGTTCTTGTTGTAGAACGACGTGCTCTCTCCCCTGTAAACCACCTTGCGGTCGCTCGCCTTCCCTTGGAAATTCACCTTTTGCACCGCAGGACTCCATTGCTTGTCCACAATGTGACCGAACGCCTGTCCACCCCCAGTGTTGTCCATAATCCCGTGATTAGGACTCACCCCGAAATCGTCCGCCAGCTTCTTCCACCCGTCCACAATCTGGAACGTGTGCGGCGAGCTCTTGTTGTTCACGTCCTCCTCCAGCGACGTCTCATGGCAAATGTGCAGGTGGTCCCGCCCCTTCACCTTGCCCAGCCGCGCAAACCCACAGAACGACCGGTCACCATCCCTTGAAAAACTCTCGTCCAACGCCGTCAGCGTAATCGGCCTCTCATCCCATGCTGGCTCGTCCTGATCCAATGCCCCGGAATTCAAAAACTCCAACTCCGAGTAAATCGAATTGGTCGCCCCGTCAGGACACCAAAACGCCTTGATAAATTGGTAATACCCCCGGCTGTTCTTGCCGCCCCGCTCGTCCGCCACCAAGTCGCACAACGCCTGATCCGGCTGCCAGTGATACCGGTGCCTCCCCCTGTCATCCACCAACTCAGGGTGCAGGAGGCGCGGGCTCTTCTCCGCATTCAGCCTCACGCACCAGCCATACTTCGTCTTCCACCGCTCGTCCTCCTCCGTCACCGTCTTCCACCCGCCCTCCGGCTCGCTCAAATCCCCGAACGAATCACTGATCCGGTCAGGGTTGCTCATCCCGCAAAAAGTCAAACGCTCGTTTGATGTCAAATTCTGACGCGACGTCCTCAAAATACCCTCCCCCAAATACGCAAACTCATCCGCCGCTACCAAGAAATTCGGGTTCTTCAACCCCTGAATCTCCTTGCACGCCGTCGCCGCCTCACTCCCGCCCGCCGCCATCAGAATAATCCCGCTATTCCTCGTCAACGCTCCCTTCGCATTCACTCCCTTGATATACCCGTCCGAGTCAATCAGCTTCCCCGGACATCCCTTCTCAATCGCCTGACTCCAAAACTGGTTGATGCTCTTCCAAATCCGCCCGCGCGCCGACAACTTCGTCGTGCTCATCACTATGAAATAGGTGTCCGTCGGACGCGACCAATACGACATCAAACCATACAACGCCACCGCGTCGCTCTTCCCACTACTCGAACAACCCGCGAGCGACAGAAAACGATGGTTCGACCAATCCCCAATCAACTCCCGCAAAATCAACTCAGTCCACGGATTCCATACAACCTCCCGAATCGAATCCTCACAATTGAACGCCAAATCAATCGCCCTCTTCAAACACTCAAACCGCTCGTCCGGCGTCACATCCCCCCTCCCAAACACCCACAAATTCGCGTCCAGCTCAGAACTCCCTACCGGAAACTCCATCCCCAATACCACTGGCCCTCGCGGCGGCGCTTCCTTCATCGTTCCCATACACAACCCCTACACCAATACTCCCAACCCACTCAATCTTTTTCTTTTTCTTTAGCCCGCCTAAAGATTTTTAACCCATTGGCCCCCTAATTTCTTTCCCTCCCCTAAATAACCCTTTCAGTCCTTCTGTTCTGTGTGAGAGGAATGGGGAGTCGAGAGACACCCGTCGCCCCCCTCCGAACCCTGTAGCTGAGTAGCTCTCATGTAGTGAGACCACCTTGCTGTAATGCCTACGCTCTGTATGCACCAGCTTGAACACGAACACACACTACCATGAGCCTACTAAGAGCACACATCAACCAGCTACTCTCACTGCCCAAGCAAGAGCGTGAGCAGATCGTAGCTGGATGGAGAGCCAAGCGTCTCGCCGAGGAGGCAGCGCGGAAGGCTGAAGCTGAGGCCAAGCAGGCCAAGCTTCACGAACAGTATGGAGACTGGGCGGACCACCCGGACTTCTTCGAGTTCTAAAGAACGAAACGCCGCGAGGCGTCCACGGTTGATGACCGTGCTGATGAGTTCATCTGTGTGTCTTTAGCCGGGCTAAACCGGCTCCTTTCCCTGCGCGTTGCAGGAAACCACCAACCCCAGTGGAACCTTGGGGCGTTTAGAAAGGACACACGTATGACACTGACGATTGAACAGACCAAGGCAATCCTTGCGTTCCAAATGCTCCTTAACCGCACGCTGGTTGATGCTGTGGTCAGATGGAGTGACTGGGACAGCAGCACGAAGCTGGGTCGTCTCCGCGAGGTTGAGATGGGCGACACCCGATTCGTAGTCGTAGGCAAGCATCTCGTTGAGATGCGCCACGGCTTCCCGATTGAAGTCAGCGAGATTTGATCCCTCGCTCGGGCGCTCCCACTGCTTCGGCGGTGGGAGCCAAGCCTGAGCCCTCTAGGGAGAGCAAACGCGGAATCTCACCGCAACGCCTGACCGGCGATCTTGGTCCCTTCGCGCTTGGGATGCGCGACACGCCGACGAAGCGGCACACACGACGATGAATACGAACGCAATTACCGCCATCTATGCCAGGGCCGCGGCAATCACCGCCGGGGCCACCACCACTGATCTTACGTGGTGGAGTGACGTGGAAGAGGAAACCAAATTCCTCCTCCACGAAGCCCTCGGGCTTCTTGAGCGCCCGGAGGGGTGCGACCTCCCCACGCTGGAGGACCTGGAGGGAAACCCCAACAGGCTCGCGTTCTACGCGGGCCACATGGCCCTCGGAGAAGATCCGTCCCCGGGGCAATGGAGCGCTGGCGGCGTGTTCACCGCCCCGGACGGCTCCCGCTGGGTCCAAGACCCGGATGACGTAATCGAGGATGGCGGCGGGGTTTACCACCTCATGCCCCTCGAAGGAGACCACTAATCCCTCACCGGGCGTCTCCTCCTCACGGGGGAGGCGCTAGCCCGGCCCATCGGGGAATAAGCTGCACGATGGTGAACAACGGCTACATCGCCGCTTTAGAAAGAATATGACTATGAACACGACACTAAGCTACTATTCCGGATGCATCGTTACAGACAGCGACCCAACTCCGGGAGAATGGAACGAGCTCGTCTTCACCGCTGAAGACGGCACCAAGTGGACATGGGATGGAGAAGAGGAGGACCCTCGGAAAGAAGGGACAGGGACTCACTACCTGATTCCTGTCTGCTAATCCCCCGCTCGGGCGCTGCGGGTCCAATCCCTGTAGCCAAGCCTGAGCCCTGTCTGGGATGACAGAAGGCTGGTGTAGCTCATCAGTTGGTTCCCTTCGTCGTTGGCGCATTCCGCGTGAACGGCATCTACACACCGAACCAACACACAAAATGACCACTACCATCAGAACCAACACGTCAGAGCTCTCGAACGGTCAGCTCGGCATCCTCGTCAATAAGCAGCTCCCCGGCCTCGCGAAGGGCTTGTGGCAGCTCGCCGTTGGCACACACACGGATCACACCGATGAGACGTTCCCCTGCATCTACGACATCGCTGAAAGCCTTGATGACCACAACGTGGTTCTCTTGGTCCATGAGGATGACGAGAAGCAGGAGTTCGGCGTCACCATCCCCAAGGACATGGACCCTTGGGATGAATTCTACATGTGATCCTTCCCACCGCTAGAGCGCCTCCTGTCCTTCGGGATGGGAGGCCAAGCTCTAGCCCTGTCTAGGAAGATAGGCTAGTTCGATGGACGTCATGGTCCTCTCCGCGTGCTCCCGCGCAACCAAGGGACGAGACAGGGTAGCCAAGCCTGCTTACGACCATGACTACTGACCTACGGACTATTGAGATGCGCGACTTCCATGCTTCGGAAGGCAACACCTTCTCCGACCATGTGCTTCGGTGCGCGGTTGAAGGAAGGGTGCTGCTGACCAAGGAGCAGGCGCAAGCGATAGAGGATCACCTCGACTGCGTGGCGACGTCTGTGGATGCCCTGCTCTGGGCCTACTGCGGACGCTGCTGTGAGTCGGAGGCTGCGGCTCTGGAGCAAGCTCGCGCTCACTACGACGAGATGATTCTCGTTATGGACCCTTGGGATGGTGGCTATCCAACTGGCCCTCGTCCTTGATCCCCCGCTCGGGCGCTCCCTCACCGTCACTGGTGGGGGAGCCAAGCCTGAGCCCTTAGGGAATCCGAAGGCACGCACCAGCCGTGAACCAACGCTGGCTTCTACGAACAATGAAACTGAACAAAGCAAGAAACTTGGCATTCTCACTGGGTGCTGAGATCGCGGGACTGCGGTGCTGGATAGCAGCCTCTCTCCCATTTGAGCTCGCCGCGCGCGAAAAGCGCGACGAACGCATCAAAACCCTGAACGCCCGCAGATGCCGACTGCTGGCCTTCTGCGCATCATTGAGAAAGGAACTACTATGAAACGATCGTTTGAAAACACTGTTTGGGACTTCCTTATGCACGATGTCCCAAGCTACCTCGTGACCATCGCCATCTGGGTGGTGTTCACCATCGGAGTGCTTGGCCTCCTGCGCCTCATGGCGTGGGCTGACACTGGAAGCAAGGGTGAAGCTCCTGTCGAGAGGAGCATCATCCCTGAGCTTTAGCCTGACTAAAGACACTCCCTCGCCGGGCGTCTCTCCAGCAATGGGGAGGCGCTAGCCCGGCTCATCGGGGACAATCTGCTGATGATGAACGGCCTACAGCGGTCAACACACGTAAGAAACACACGATTATGAAAACGACAATGAATCCAGACACACTGATCACGTTCCGTGCTCCACAATACATGGAGCAGGCACTCAAGGAACTCCGTGGCAAGCTCTACGCCCAGCACATGGCCGAGAAGGCTATGGCTGAGATGGCTGACATGCCACAAGACGAGCTTGACCCCATGGCTGACTCGCAGAAAGGAGAGGTCCCAGCGTGAGCCCCACACCAAACCACGACGCCATGGTCAAAGGCACGTGGGTTAACTGGATGCTCCGAATCATCGGGGAGCGCATCCGTAACGAACAGCTGGAGCTTTTGCTTCGGCCGACCAACGAGGTGACACCCACCTGATCCAACTCCCAGCGCCGTAGGCCACCAACCTGCGGCGTTGCAGTTGGGGCAGGACACAGTCCTCTCCTCATTCCATCCATTTCCGGCCCCTCCTTTTTACGCACCCTCAATCGTTCGGGGGACCTGCGGTGCTGAGACCTCTTTGTTTCTTTCTCTCCACAACTCCCTGATAATCAGTCTAATCTGATCTTGCCCCCTCCAATATAATCTCTCACGGGTTTGGCTTTAGCGGGCATCACAGGGGCTTTAGCGTTGCTTTAGCGGGCTTGTCTACGTCCCTGTGTGAGATTTGGGGGTTGATTATTAGGGGAGAGAGATGAGGGGAACTCGGGGCTAAAGAAAGAGTGGAGAGAATGAGAGGTGTTGGTTGTCTCTCTCTATGGGGAGGAGAGAGAGGAGGCTCCCCCGCGATGCTAGGCGATGGGTTATCAAACGGTTGTTTGAATCCTAGACATCGACCACTCTCTTGGGCATAAAGCCCTGACTTGCGAGGATGTTGACCGTAGTCCCACCTGAGTGAGCGCCGCCAGCGTCGGGATCTATGGCCTCCTTGAGGAGCTTGTGAGCGGTAGCAGCCTCGTTGAAGGATTGGGGGATGGGGCTCATGGCGAAGAACCTCTGAAGGCTCTTGCTGGCTCCTTGGAACACTGTTTCCCTTGTTTGCGCCTTGCGATCCTCCCATAGCGCCGCCACAGCACTTGCGGGGTCATCGGTGATGATTTGCGCCTCCGCTCTCGCCACTCTCTTGGGTGTTGCCCACTTCTCCTTGCACGCACGAGTGTTAATGGTGACAGGGGAGATGCCGTAGCGCCGCGCGACCTCGGGAGCTTTAGCCCCGGCTTCAATGAGGGAACGGATGATGGGCCAATCCTCGTCCCTCACCTTCTTTTGCGAACATTTCCGGTATAGCAGAGGGCGTTGCCCTTGGGTTGGTTCAGAGTCCATGAACGAACCTGTAACGAATTTCGACCAGATGGTCAAACGGGAAAAAGGCTACCCGCATTTAGCCTGACTAAAGAAAGAAACACCATTATGAACTACGAAGACCAAATCACAGTCCACCACGTCAATGAGAAGAACGTCGTGGCCGACCTCCACCTCTACTGCGGACGCAATGGAGGCAAATACCCTCACCTCATCGACGCAAGGCTCGGGAACATACACTGGATGCAAACCGAGTTTCAGCGTGACGCGGTATGCGACGCGTTCGAGTCTGACCTAAAAGACCCGAACCACGCATACTGGCCGCGCATCCACCGAATTGCGCAGCGCCTCCGTGAAGGCAAGTCCATTGCACTCTGGTGCCATTGCCGCCCCAAGCGTTGTCATTGCGACACAATACGAAAACTGGCACTTGAATTTGTTTAGCCTGACTAAAAAACAAACGAAAGACAATGAAATGAAACTACGACGCAAACACAAACTAATGGTCCAATTCCTCTACGGAATCCAAATCGACACATGGCCCCGCCGGATGCGCGGACCCAAGATCAAGTCCGCCATCGAATGGTGCAAAGAAAATCCCAAATGGGACAACCTTTGGGACCAAATGAAAACCACCACGAAACCTGAAATCACCGCAATCACCTTGCCGGAAACTTACAGTCGTCTCCTAGTCGCGTGGGAGAAAATAGCCGGATTCAACCCGGAACACGGAGAATGGAAATGCCACCACGTGACGCTTGCCTACAACAAGCCGTGGAACAGAGCTCCAATGGGCAAACCACGAAGAATCACCATCACCCACCGTGGTGTAAGTGAAAACGGAGTGGTGGCCTACAAAGTCTCCGGCGCTGACGACTCGCTGAACCAAACCCCACACATCACGGTATTCGTCCCGACTGGCTGCATGCCTGTGGAAAGCAATACGATCACACAGTGGATCAGAATCATTCTGCCCTACGATACATTCACAGGCCGAATCGAAAGGCTTTAGCCTGACTAAAAACCGCCTTGAACCACCAGCGCCGCCAGCCTTCACCGGTTGTCGGCGTTGCTGTTCAGGGCTCACGCTCCGGACTTCGGGTGAAGCCCTTCGGGCGTGAGACTTGGCTATGCCAGTCATTCTCATCAGCACGTTGCTGCTTAAGATGCTGGCTCGTTTGAAAAAAGAAACTACATACACATGAAAAACAACGTTTCGGTAAAAGCGAATGCTTCGGCATTCATTGAAGTGCAGGCGTGCACTAATACCACGCCGTTCGACATCGTTGCAGCAATGGAAGACAACTTCCGCCGCAACCATCTCGTTCCTGTTGACCGACTCACCACCCGTGAGCAACTCATCCGCAACATCCCATTGACGCAAGTCATTGAGGAGAACCCGGTGATGGGATACATGGCTACCGAGCTTGCAGCGTTCCAAGAGCGCCGCCGCCTCGCTGAGGCCGAATGGGTGCAAAAGACGCGGCTGATGTCCCACTTCGGGCGTTGGTTGCAAAAAGACGAGATCGCTTTGGCCAACAAGGCCAAGGAGGGTCTGGAGAGCATGGAAGACCGCATGGCCGTCCTTCCCTACATCGTGGACAAAATCCAATCCCGCAAGGAGTGGAAAGCCGAGCAGAACCGACCGCAAGACCCCGCGTCTTACGTGGACGACTCGCTCACATACGAGCTTCCACCCCGCACCACGGGACGCAGCCACGAGCCAGCGTTCTACAAGATCACGGGACCGTCTGGCACCACCATTGACCTGTCGCTGCCCTCCGGTAACTACAAGCCCGTGCTTAGTGCCAACCCGAACAGCGCATTCCGTCGCTTCATCGCTCGCCTGAACATCGAAATGGACGGCGGCGAGGTCGAAATCCTGAACCGTCTCCTGAAGACCGCTCCCATCGAGCTGGAGAACGAACAGGGCGAAGTGATCAAGCACTACGTCTGGCTCCCCAGCTACGTCAGCCAGAAAGTTGACGGTGTCTGGTTTGTCACAGTGGGCTGGAGAAAGAACCCAGTTTGCGCCGCATCCCGCTACTGGCTCGACGAGAACGAGGAGCTTACGCAGAGCAATCCCAACATCCGCACCGACAAACACGGTGAAACTTGGGAGATCCTGTCTGGAGAACCAGACTACACCGCCCCGCTCACACTCAGCCAGCTCGACTACCACCTCCTATGCGAAAGCTCGGACTTGGCGGTTTGTGATGAGGAAGGCGAAACAGTGGAGTTCATGAACGAGGAGGAGGAATTCCTCACCATGTTCCCTGAGCGCTCCACCGACGAAACCTTCATCGACACCTCGCGCTACTGCGAAGACGACGAAGAGCTTGAGCTTATTCAGGCTTGCAGTAGCGTCATCGAACGCTCCGAGGGTGGAGTGACCGAAGGCGACCTGCAAAGCCAGCAATTCGTGGACGACTACATCAGCAAAGGCATTGCCCGCGCCGCCTGCACCATCCAGAAGTGCAAGAACACCATCGCAGATGGCAACGGGGACGCGCTCACCGAGCAAATCCTTGAGAACATGGAGAAGCATTTAGCCCGGCTAAAGCGCCTCGACGACCAGTGGAACCGCTTTGTCGGCGGGTCCGAAACCATTGAAGACCAGCGCGTCCTGCCTGCCAAGCCCACCACCTATGGAGCTGAGCGGGAGAACGCAATGCGCGAGCCTGTCAAATCCCTCCCCTGCATGTTCGTCATGCCTCACGGTAACATTGAAGCACCGTTGGTGCGGGAGGTGGACGTAATGCCTCCACACCGCACGGTAATCTTCACCATGAGTGAACCAGACACCGAATGGCAGTCCCGAGTAACGGCCAAACGCCAACGCATTGCCAACCGCATGCGCTACTACGACGCGTCCAAGTTGGACATGCAAAACGTCACCACCCGCAGACTAGCGGCCAAGGACAAGCTGGCTGTAGCAGAAGGCAACGCAGTGAAAATGCTCATGCGTGAGAAAGCCGCAGCCCTCACGTTCCAAGACGCCCTCGAAAGCGCCTTCGGCGCGTGAGATGAGAGTATCGGAGGGGTTGAGGCTCACAAGGGCTTCAACGCCTCCCAAGTCCAAAAAACAGCAGGGATAAGGCGCACCCAACCAGAACGCGCCACTCAACAACCAAACCAACCGAAAGAACCAAAACCATGAGCACCACCGAAACCACCGAAACCACCGACGCCACCACCAATGAAGCCCAACTCCCCGTTGGACCGCATCTCGTCCCCGTCCACCGCATGCTACTGGGCAACAACCCAGCGGTGTGCCACAGCGCGACCATCAAGCTCAACCACAACGGCAAACTCAACATCGAACTCGACCTCACGATTGGCAACCGCCGGATACAGCACAACATGTATCTGACCACGCCCGCCGGAGCCGCCAACACCAACAAGCAGCTCAAGAACGCGTTCGGCATCGACATCGAACAAGCCAAGAAGGACGGCACCATCCGCGACGAGCTCGCCAAGGTGAGTGACACACCCTGCTCGGTGCGTATCGAGGACGAAGAATTCAACGGACGCACCAGTCCGCGCATCAAATACGTCAACCCGCACTACACCACCGAAGCATCGGACGAGGATTTCGCGGACCTTGACTTCACCGCGCCGTCGAACATCGACGAAGTGGCGTTCTGATCCACCCCAGCCAGCTCTCGCCTTGACAAGCGGGGGCTGGCTCCCTTTTTTACCAACCTCAATCTTCCAAATCACCAATCCTCAATCCTTATGCACCGCAAAAAACGCAATTACCCGATGGATGGCCCGCCGCGCCACATTCAAGCCCTGATGGAACGCCCGCGCACCAATCGCAAGGAGCTCAAAGCATGGGCAAAAGACAACAAAAACATGAGGCCGGAAACACTGGCAATCATTGAGTTGGTTTAGCCTGACTAAAAACCTTTTGAGAGTGACCGAGTTGGTCTAAGGTTGACGCAGCTAGAACCCAGAGGCAGGTGCCCGCTGCAAGGGACAAGCCAAAGGGTCCGGGGATTCGAATTCCCCCTCTCAAATCCCCTTTCACCCGGCAGATCACCATGACAAATAATACCAAGGATTTGTCACGAATCTCAGGCCAGAGCATGATAAAACCATGGCCGGGTGTCTTCCATTCAGCCTCCGCAGTGAGGGCAGTCGTCAATAAGGCGTATTCCGGGTTGTCCAAGAAATTGGAAAATCGGTAGCTGAGCGACCTGACCGGGGGTTGAATGGAGGAAACGTGTAGAACCATCCAGCGGGCAAGCACGCCGCTTGCTACCTCCCGCCTAGCCCCACGTCACGGGGCCTTCTTTCCCTGATGGCCGCAAAGCGGAGTCAGGAAACGTGCATACGGACTTCCAGCGCCTTGCGCCTAGCGCACTAGCTGAGTCGGACGGAACCGCTACAACGTCATGGTAGCGCCGCAAACGGTAAGCGGCATCCAATGACCCTCCTCCACATGACTCGGATTGATCACTGGGGCAACGCCAGAAGCGAACCGACGCCACGAGAAAGCCCCGTCAAATGAGTGCTGGCACGGAGGAGGGTCACCATTTTCCATACTTTTGCCGTGCCTGTGCTGGCCGACCGTTAACTGGGGCTGAGAATACTCGGAAACAGTTGGCAGGAAGCGCGTGAGAGCACATCCATAGCCTCCAGCGAGTGCGGACGAGAAATCACTCACGCGGCGGAAAATCCCTTTCATCGTAACGTGTGTATCGCCGTGTCCGTCCATCTCCGAGTGGAGGTGGACGGGCGCGGCTTCTCTATTTGAAAATCTCAATCTTCAATCCCATGAACACTCAATCCCGACAACGCATCCATCTCCACTGGAAATGCCTGTTGCAGCGCCCCGGCCATCTTGTTTGGCACCTCCGGGGAATCCTTCGAGAGCTCCACCTTTAGCCTGCCTAAATCATGCAAGCCTTCACCGACATCGCCTTCTGGACCCTCGCCTTGGCTTTCGTGGTCATCACCCTCATCGCAATCCTTTCTCCATATTCCGATGAATGAAAGCCCTCTCCTTGGCGTAGCCTTCACCATGGCGGGACTTTCGTTGTTGTTCGCTCAGGTTTGCCTGATGGACGCGGCGCGGGCCTTCAGACGCCTCTCCGACGAATTCAAGCGTGACTTCGGCCACGACACCAAGATATTCCCAGATCATGAATGCTGAAAATCAAAGAATCGCCATTGCGGAAGCGTGTGGGTGGAAAGATTGCCATAAATCACTGGCTTCGAACCTTGAAGATCCAATACACGAGCGTTGCGGGATTGGCATTCCTCCTGATGGAGTTGTTCACAGACGCCTCCCTAACTATCTCGGTGACCTCAACGCAATGCACGCGGCGGAGAAAGTGCTTGAAGGTGGTTTACAACAAGCGCAGTTTACCGAACAACTTAGAGAAGTCATTGGAAGGTATAAAGGTGAGTTCTTTCGAAATCACGCCACCGC